CTGTCGAGCTGATAATACGCATAAAATCCTTCGTGCCCATCAGACGCTCGAATGTTCGGAACATGGCCGTCAGATAACGCCACTCCACAAAGTTCCGCAGTACCCACGCTGTCACCCCGATGCCCACGTGCCGCGACACGTATCCCCGGCATACCGTATAGGCCAGCAGGCGGCTCACAGCCTTACCATGCTCCGCCACAAAGGCCAGTTCCTCGGTCTTGTCCTTCGGTTGCCAATCGGGTTTGACACCCGTCTTCAGGTATTCCCGCGCCAGCAGAATCTGACCCCGCAGCCTCGGACGCTTCATCGTCACACGCACCTCCACCGGGCGTTTCAGCCACGGAAGCTTCCACCTTTTAAGAGGTACGGACACGCCGCTGTCAAGCAGCGCGTCCGCACACTCCATCTCTATCAGTTGTTCCAAACGGTCAGCCATACGTTAGCCCTCCTCACTTTGGAGCGATGCTGCAGCCGCGGCTTCCGCCGGCGGCAGCTTGTACTTCCCCCACTCGTCCGGTATTGCTTCCGTATCGAACACGCCGTAAGGCTGCGAACCGTCCTCCGGCATCGCCACTTCGAGCGTAACCTCTATCTTGGAGGTTTCCGTAAGGGTCAGCTTGCCTGCAGGATTGGAAAGCAGCGTGGCGTTGGGAATCAGTACGCTCTGTCCGGACACGAGGGAGAGTTCCCATGGTCCCTGCATGACAAGCACCTCCGATGGGGCTGTCCAGCCGATCGGAGTTTTCTTTTCCGAATCTTCTTTCTTATAATGCAGGCTGCCGCCAAGCAGTTTGTGCAGGTTCGAATAGTTCATCTGGATAACGTTAAATGTCGGGGCGATGCCGCCGTTACTCTGTGGGATGACCAGCACCGGGGCACCCTGCACCTGTTCGGCCTCGATCTTCGCGGCCTCGGGTTTCTTGCCGCCCAGGTCAAACGAGTTCTTTTCAATATACCCGATTGTGAAATCCTTATACTTTACGGCTCCTATGCCGTACATAAAATTCTTGTTCATCTTTTTTTCAGTTTCATTGTTAATAACATACCGACAAGCAAGCCGGCAACCATTCCCCAAGTAAACACCCGCACCGGGTTCGGAGGACGTTTTTCCTCCGTTTGAACGTCATTTGAAATTTCGTTCTTGGTCTCGCTACGGATACGCGCCAGCTCTTCTTCATACCATAGCACCAGCTGCTGCAGACTGTCACACGAGGCTTCGGCCACGATGTTCCCGCTGTCGTCGCTGCCTACGGTCAGATTCGCCTGTCCGCTCTTGCCACGGTACACGGCACCTTCAGGAAGTTTACGGAGGCTGTCCGCAGGTATAGACAGCTTCACCGAACTCGCCGGTATACCCGCCATCACCAGTCCCGCCCGTCGGCTTCCGCTCGCGCTGTCGGTGCTTGCCGATTCCGTCTGTATCTTCTCCACCGTCGTGCTCTTCCTGCTGCTTGCGCAGCCCGCCAAGCACAGGACAGTCATCATGATGGCGGCAACTGTTGGCAGTGTCAATGGCCTTGCGCAGTCGCGCCATTTCGCGCTTGTTGGCCTGCAGGTCTTTTCTTGTTGCATTCAGTTCTTCTTTTAAGGGTACCACAATATTGCTCACCAAAACGCGGGTGGCATGTTCTGCGTTATCCACACGCACACCCTCTGCGTCGGCTTCGGCTTTCATCGCTTCCGCTTTCGCTTTCCTCACCGTAGCACGCAGGGAACCGATGGCTGCTGCAGTGCCCACAAGGCCGCCGCTAAGAATAATGTTCATGATCTCGCTAAAGTCCATACCACCCGTTTTTTAGTCAGTCAACCTTTTATTCTGCTTCCTCGCGTTTCTTTCGGAATAGTCCGATAACCCATTGCACCAGTCCCGTGTCGGCTACCCCATTGGCTACAAGTGAGGCACCAAAACCATAGAGCAAGGCAATGTCCCAGCTCACATCACTCACAAATCCGGCATCAAGCCACCACAGTAGCATCGCGCACACCAAGCCCACACACCAGCTCACCAGCTGCGTCACCCAGCCTTTCATGTTGGGGAACAAACCTTTCAACCCTTCAGTAAGCACCACCACACCGCCGACGAAACCGGCAAAGGTGCCAATCATTGCGTCATAGTCCGTTGCCGGAACATCGGCCCCTTGGGCCATCACAGCCGATACTGTTCCCAGCATCAGCATCATAAACAGCATAATTCGTTTCATTGATTGCTTCTTTTATTATTGGTTAATACCTATTTCTTTCAGCCATTTCTGTACATCGAAACTGGGGCAGGCTTTGGCCGCCAGCTCGTTGTGTCCCACAATGCGCACATCCGGGAATCTGCGATGGAAGTCCTTCACATACTTCTCCAGTGCCTTTTTCTGGCAGCCGGTGCGGGTGTCCTTCGGGGTCTTGCCGTCCTTGGCCACACCGCCGGCATACACAATGTGGCGGCTCACGCTGTTGTACCCCTTGGCTCCGTTGGTCACTTCCCAGGGATCCACCTGCGCATCCTCGTTGTTGTTCACCAAGCGTTCCACACCGCCCTGCAGGTGGAACAGGTCGGTGTAGCCCACCTGTTTCCAACCTCTGCCACCCTGGCTTACGGGCGAAGTGTGCCACTTCCGGATGTCCGCCGATGATACCTCACGCCCCTCCGGGGTTGCCGTACAGTGAATTACCAGATACTTCAATTTTGCCATACCATCTTATCCTTTCTGGTTTTGGGTAATGGTAATCTTGGCCGTCTTGCTGCGGTCGGCATTGAGCGTAAGGGTCAGTGTACCGGTTTTCTGACTGCCACTGTTTGCACCGGCCGAAATCTTCACGCCTTTATCCGTCGCTTCCACCTTGAAGCCGGCAGGGGCACTGCCTATCTCATATTCTCCGCTGGCGGTCACGGTCACTTCTTCACTGCCACCGGTTGCCTCAAGGGTCACACTGGCAGGGTCAACTGAAATCTTCTTCTCGCTCGCCTTGAACACGGGGTTGCTTCGCTTGTCCAGCACCACCACTTCTTCACCGAAGGCAATGTTCGTGTCAGCCTTCATCAGCATCTTGAAGAAGTACAGTTCGCTCGCGTTCGAGATCTTGTCAATCTGAATCACGTCTTCATCGTCCTGCAGGTTCACAGCCGCAAACAGGTTGCCGCCGGCATCGGGCGAACAGAGGGTGCACACAATCAGATCATCGGGCCAGGCCGCAAGCGTCTCAATGGTAATGCCCTTGTAGCGACGGGCATTCACATCGGTTTCGCTCGTGTTCTTGGACTCGCGCTGGGTCAGCTCGTCATCATACTTGTCAAAGTCGTTCACGCTCATCAGAATGCGGAGGTCCGGGTTGTTGCGGATGGCCACGGGAATCTTCGCACGCATGGCTTTCAGTCTGCCCAGCATGGTCGATTCTGCGCTGTCCACCACAATCACCTCAGTATCCTTGGCCATCTGGGTCAGGATGCCGTTAAACAAGTGGTCGTCATCATCCCCATATTCACCGTTCACATAGTGGTCACCCAGTTCAAACTGTACCCGCTTGGCCAACTCGGCAAGCAGGGCGTTCTGCGCTTCGGGCGGAAGTTCCGAGAATACCAGGTTGCCCTTCGGCTGCCATTTGCGCCAGATGTTCTCGAACGTGCGGGGGTTAAACACCGTAAAGGCCATGAAGTCCACCGGGTCAAGACTCTTTTCGTCGTAGTTGAAGTTGCCCTTCGAATCCTCCACGCCGGGGTTCTCCTTGCGCTTCTGGAGCATCTTGCCGGTCTTCAGGCGCGGCAGGCTGATTTTCTTCTCCACACCGGGAATCACCATGATCAGCCCCTTTTCCACAATCTCATTGCTCGTAGCGGCAAGCGTCAGCAACTGTTCCAGTACCTCGCCGCTGTAATTCGTGTTTCTTACAATTATTGCCATAGTTCAATCACTTTTTACGTTTGTCCTTAATTTCTCGCATACGCCTGTTCCAGGGGCTTTCTTCACCATTCGGTTCCAGATGCAGGTCTTCCATCACACGGCGCTTTACCGGCAGTTGGGCCAGGGCCTTTTCGCCGTTCTCGCGGTCATTGGCCAAAAGGTTTTCGTAGATGGGGCGGGTAGTCGCATCAATGCGACCGTCCTGCTCGGCTGCGTCAAGCAGCTGCTTGCGGGCGGCAAGGTCTTCGGCTTCAGCCTTGTCTTCGTAGGTCTTCACCTTGGCCTTCAGGTCGGTGTTCTCTTTCGTAAGGATAGGTACCTTGCCTGCCTCTTCCTCCAGTTGGTCCATCAGGCGGAACACATCCGCATCACTCGCGCAGTCCTTGAAGCGCGGGCGTTTCTTTACGTCTTCCAGATTCATGTCTTCTCTGTTTTTTTGTGGCTCAACGAGCCGGTTATTGAATAAAGTATATATCTGCGCCGGTGTACTGTCTGCCGGCACGGGGTCTGCATCATAGATGTCGTCTATGAAACCAAGGTCCAGGGCTTCCTTGGCGGTCAGCCAATGGTCCTCGCCGTCAAAATAGGTCTGTTTCACTTCTTCCTTGCTCATGCCCAGCCGCTCGGCATAGATTTCACTCAAGCTGCCTTCCAGGCTTTCTATCTCTTCCATGCAACGCTGCAGGTCCTGCTTGTTGCCGTAACACCCGCCGCTCACACTGTGCAGCATCAGACGGGCATATTTGCTCATTTCTACGGGCTTGCCGCAAAGGGCTATCACACTGGCCATGCTGGCGGCTATGCCATCCACATAAATGCGGATGTCGGCCTGGCTATGGCGCAGGGCGTTGAATATCGCAATGCCGCTGTACACTTCCCCGCCGTTGCTGTTGATACGCACATGGATGCGTCGGCTCACGCGTTCGGCTTCCATCAGTTCCTGGGCTATGCGCCCGCTTTGCACCTCCGTATAGTCTCCGATGTCCCCGTACAGGAATATCGTACTGGTGCCGTCGTCACTCGTTGTAATATTGAAAAATCTGCTCATCGTCATGTCTTTACCAGCGGTTTCCCCGCCTTTCGATGGTGCGAAAATAGAACATTCCCATGGCACCAAGAAACCGCGTCCGCATCATAACGTTTTCTGGCGTTATCATAACGCTGTAACCCGTCATCATGCGTACGCGCTTTTACAAACCCCGCTTTTTCATGCAATTTTGTAACGTGATTTACAACTAAAAAGGACGATTTATGGCAGATTTGACGAATGCCCAGAAAAAGGAATGGGCAAAAACTTTGTACCTCAAGGAAAACCTCACACAGCAGGAAATCGCCGACCGGGTGGGCGTGTCACGGGTGTCCGTGTCCAACTGGGTACGGGCCGGGAAGTGGGAGGAACAGAAGGTGGGGCTTACGCTCACAAGGCAGGAACAGGTGGCTAACCTCTACCGGCAGGTGGCCGAAATAAACAAGGCCATCGCCGAACGGCCCGAAGGGGAACGGTTCCCCTCATCCAAGGAGGCTGACATCCTCGGGAAACTGTCGGCGGCCATACGCAACATGGAGCAGGAAGTGGGCATTGCCGACATCATCAGTGTCCTCACCGGGCTCATCGACTGGGTACGGGCGGCCGACCTCGAAAAGGCAAAGGAAATTACACGCCTGGCCGATGCGTACATTAAAGACAAATTATAAAGGGATAGACAATGAAACAGACTGACAGACTCGCTCTCCTCGATTGGGAGAAGTACAAAGAAGACATCGCAAGGGCTACACCGGTCGATAGGAACATGACGGCAGCCGAACGGGAAAAACACCGGGAATATCTTGAGAAACATCCCATAGAATGGATCAAGTTCTTTTTTCCGAATTATGTCAAATATGAATTTGCCGACTTCCAGAAAAAGGCTATCCGGCGGATCATTGCACACGATGAATGGTTTGAGGTGCTTTCTTGGAGCCGTGAGCTGGCCAAATCCACCGTCACCATGTTCATCGTCATGAATCTCACGCTTACCGGACGCAAAAAGAATGTGATTCTGACCTCCAACAGCAAGGACAATGCGGTGCGCCTGCTCGATCCCTACCGGGCCAATCTCGAAGCCAACGGACGCATCATGGCATACTACGGCAAACAGGAACTGCCGGGCTCATGGACCGAGGATGAATTCACCACCAAAGGGAAGGTCTCTTTCCGCGCACTGGGTGCCGGACAATCTCCGCGTGGTTCGCGAAACGAGGCCATACGTCCCGACGTACTGCTGGTCGATGACTTTGATACGGACGAGGATACCAAGAACCCGGACATCATCCAGAAGCGCTGGGACTGGTGGGAAAATGCGCTGTATCCCACAAGGTCCATTTCCGAACCTACACTGGTCATCTTCTGCGGAAACATCATCGCCAAGGACTGCTGCGTGGTGAGGGCGGGCGAAATGGCCGACTCCTGGGACATCGTGAACATCCGCGACAAAAACGGTTTTTCCACATGGCCGGAAAAGAACTCGGAAGAGGACATCGACCGCACACTGTCCAAAATATCCAAAAAGGCGGCACAGGGAGAATATTTCAACAACCCGATTTCCGTGGGAGAGGTATTCGAAAACATTGCATACGGCAAGGTTCCGGCACTCTCCAAATTCAAGTTCCTCGTGGTGTATGGCGACCCGGCACCGGGCGAAAGCAAGGGTAAGAAAGGCAAATCCTTCAAGACGGTTTCGCTCTGTGGCAAATTGGGTGGCAGGCTTTACGTCATCAAGACTTTCCTGGCACAGGCGCTCAATGCGGAGTTCATTGACTGGTATGTCCGGATGCTTGAATTTGTCGGGGGCAAGACCAATGTCTATTGCTACATGGAGAACAACAAGCTGCAGGACCCTTTCTTCCAACAGGTGTTCAAACCGCTGGTGGCAAAAGTACGCCGCGAACAGAAGATTGCGCTGTTCATCCGGGGCGACGAGGAGAAGAAGACGGACAAGGCTACGCGCATCGAGGCCAACCTTGAACCGCTCAACCGCGAGGGGAACCTCATCCTCAACGAGGCTGAACGGGACAATCCGCACATGAAGGAACTGGAGGATCAATTCAAGTTGTTCACCCTGACCATGCGCTATCCGGCCGACGGACCGGATGCGGTCGAAGGGGCGAACCGTATCATTGACGAACTGATCAGGCGCATTGAACCGCCCGTATTCCGATCACGGAAGGATGTAAGAAAACGGAATAAGAAAAGATTATGACAACTCTAAAACAATAGGACTATGAGCAAATTTGTTGAACTTACCGATTACGATGCGAGCATCCACCGAGACATCCTCGACGCACTGGTTCGCGAAGACGAAACGGTCATTGAGGTTTGCGAGGACAGGGCCATTGCCGAAATGCGGTGTTATCTGGGCAAACGCTACGACTGCAACAAGATTTTTGCAGCCACCGGCGAGAACCGTAACCAGCTCGTGCTGATGATGGTCATCGACATGGCGGTCTATCACATCTTCTGCATCCACAACCCGCAGAAACTTTCCCAGGTACGCAAGGATCGTTACGAACGGGCGGTGGAATGGATGAAGGCGGTGGCCGACGAGGACATTTCAATCGAAGGGGCTCCGCTGCTGCCCGAGGAACAAAGGGCGGGCAGGTCGGATTTCCGCATTCAAAGCAACCGCAAACGAACGAACCACTGGTAAAAAGCAAGCATCATGAAAAAGAAAAACAGAAAAAACAACAAAGCCGGCATCATCACCGTAGGGGGAAACTTCACGTTGCCGGGACAAAAGAGACCGAATGTGATTGTGCTCACACAGCCCAAACGCTTCGGGCTGGACATTTCCGACTACATGGCAGCCGTAAGGGTGGCCGAGAATGTCGATTTCTCGCGACGTTACAAACTTTATGACCTCTACGAGGACATTCTGATGGATACCCACCTTTCCTGTGTGCTCGAAAAGCGAAAGAATGCCGTGCTGTGCTCCAACATGGAATTCCGGGTGGACGGGAAGCCCGACGATAAAATCAACGAACAGATACAGTCGCCCTGGTTCAACCGGCTGGTGGGTGACATCCTTGATGCGAAATTCTGGGGCTTCTCGCTCTGCCAGTTCTACAAGCTGCAGGAGTGGGTGGATTATGACCTGGTACCACGCAAGCATGTGGATCCGGTCAGGGAACTCATCCTGCGCCACCAGACGGACATTACCGGCCATTCCTGGAATGAATATACCGACCTGCTGTTTGTGGGTTCACCGTCCGATTTGGGGCTGTTGGCCAAGGCTGCACCTTGGGTCATCTACAAACGTAACACTACGGGCGACTGGGCACAGTTCTCCGAGGTATTCGGCATGCCTATCCAGGAATATATCTATGATTCCGACGACGACGAGTCACGCCAGCGGGCCATGGAGGATGCGGCCAATGCCGGAAGTCTGGCGCAGTTCTTCCATGCCAAGGACACGGAACTCAAACTCACGGAAGCCGGAAACAAAACAGGGTCTGCCGATGTCTATGAACGCCTCTGCGAGCGGTGCAACAACGAAATTTCCAAACTGATACTGGGCAATACGCTGACCACCGAATCGTCCGAAAAAGGCACGCAGGCTTTGGGTACGGTTCATAAGAAAGTAGAGGACAAGGTACTGGAGGCCGACCGGAAGTACGTGCTCAACGTGCTGAATTACGACATGACGGACATTCTGCTGCGCATGGGCATCAACACCGAAGGGGGTACGTTCTGTTTCCCCGAACCGAAGGAAACGGATGCCGGTACCAAAATATCCATCCTCACGCAGCTGAAGAAGAACTTCAACATCCCCATCGACGACGACTATCTCTATGAGGAATTCGGTATCGACAAACCGGCCAATTACGAGCAGCTGAAGGCGGAACAAAAGACGGCTGAACAAGCCGACCAGATTCCAAGCCCGAAGAAGGAGCCGGAGCCAGCGAATAAGGGACGGGATGATGAACCGACACCGAAACAGAAAAGAAACTTCCGGAACTGGCTCAAAGGTTTTTTCGTGAAAGCCCCGGCAGACGGGGCAGCTTTAGACTGGTAGTCGACAGACTGTATGCGGCTGATAATGGCAGCATCTCCATGGAGTTTGACTTCTCCGAAGAGGTGCTGCGGCGTGCCTTGCTGAACATATACAGCAGGGACTTTCATCCGGCAACCGAAATCGAAATCAACCTGTTCAATGAAATATGGGCAAAGATGGACAAGGCGGCAAAGGAAGGGTTCAGCAAATCCAAGGCCATTACTCCGGACGAGGATTTCAGAAATGCCATACTCCGGAACAATGCCGTATTCTCGGCATTCAAGGTACATCGTATGCAGAATGACATGGCACGACTTTTATTGGATTCAAACGGCATTTTAAAACCGTTCGACAAATGGGTACAGGAAGTCTTGCCCATTGCTTCCCATCAGGTTCGTCACTGGCTGCGGACGGAGTATGATACGGCGGTCATCCGGGCGCATCAGGCGGCTGACTGGCAACAGTTCCTGCGCGAACGCGATATTCTGCCCAACCTCAAATGGCTACCGTCCACCTCCATTCATCCGGGGGCTGACCACCGCCCGTTCTGGAATACCATCCGGCCGATTGATGACACGTTCTGGAACATCCACCGACCGGGCGACCGGTGGAACTGCAAGTGCGACCTCACTGCCACCGACGAGGAGCCGACACCACTTCCGGACGAAGACGACAAGAACAAGCCCCAGCCCGGACTGGATAACAATCCGGGAACGGACGGCAAACTGTTTTCCGACAATCATCCATATCAGGCAGAAGCCCACAAGGGTGCCCAAAAAGCGGTGGATAAACTTATGGCCCGTATTGACGAGATGATTGCGGAAATGCCGGACTACCTTACCGGGGAGGAAAAAATGGCCATTGCCCGGAACAACCTCGAAATGGAAAAGGCTCTTAAAATCAAAAAAGGAAAACCTATGGATGTGGATAAGGCGGACAAACAGAATGCAAATCCCAAACATGTGGAAGAGTATATTTTGGATTCCAAAGGAATATACCGCGATAAAAGGGGAAACAGATACCGGAAGAACAGCGATTACGATAAAAAACGGGATACTCCATACAGTATCAACTGCCAGACTTGCGCACCGGCATACGCTTTACGATTACGTGGATGGGATATTACCGCCAAAGGCAATGTCGCAGGGTCTAAACTTGAATATCTGAGTAATGGACGTGCTTTTGAAGTCTGGAAAAACACCGACGGTACTCCGGCGCAACATATAAGTATAAACAGCTGGCTTGCGCACAAAGGATACCTGAAAATGACCCCTAAAAGGTACATGGAGTATTTCAATGAGGTATGTAAGGAAGAAGGCGTGTATGAATTGTGCATCGGCTGGAAAAGTGGAGGAGGTCATGCTACAATCCTGCAACGGTTTGCGGATGGTGAACTAAGGTATATCGAACCCCAAAGCGATAATTCTGCCGGTTCAGGAATGGAATGGAAAGACGTAAAATATTTATGTGAAATAGGAGCTGCGACTTCCCACAACTGCAGGGGAGTCCTGAGAATTGACAATAAGCTATTCGATGTCTCCTTCCTCGATATTTTCGATACATGAATCGATAACGTCAAGGGATAACGGACCGGTTATTTCGGTTGCGTCTTTACCGTCATACAGATAGACGAAAGGATAACCGGTACAGGAGTCCCCCGGAAACTTGAACACATAGGCTTCCTGGCCTTCATAAATACCAAGGTATTCGAAGGTGTCACCGTATTGCTCAATAAGTACACGGGCCTCGTTCTTTACTTGTTCCGGTATATTCATAACGCATAAAAGGCATATTGGAAGCCTCGGTTGCAAAGTTATAAATTATTCTTGAATTACTGATGATTATGGACATAAAAGATTTTACGGAAATGATAAAGCGGAAACGTGACAGGCTGGACAGTATGATGCGCCGCAAAATGCCAGTCATGGTAGGACGAATGGCCAAAGACCATTTTCAGGATAACTTCCGGCAGGGTGGATTTGTCAATGGCGGTCTTCACCCTTGGCCCAAAGCCAAACGGCTGTCCTCGGGAGGTTCCGATGCCGCCAGCAATTATGGAACGCTGCTCTCCGGCAGGAAACATCTGTTCAAATCGGTCGGATATACACCTGCAGACTACCGGGTAAGGGTATTCAACGAGGTGGTCTATGCACCCATCAACAACTGGGGCGGGGAAATCGATGTCACCGTCACAGACCGCATGAGGCGCTTTGCATGGGCCAAGTTCTACAAGGCTTCGGGAAAAAGAAAAAAAACCGGCACAGGGCAAAAGAAACGCGTCAAACGACGTTCCAAGCCGAAGGAACTGAATCCGCAGGCACAGTTCTGGAGGAACATGGCGCTTACCCAAAAAAAGAAACTGCACATCCGCATCCCGCAGCGCCAGTTCATGGGCGAAAGCGAAGAATTGAACCGGCGTATCCGGGAAAAGGTGGACCAGGAAATTACCAACATTTTAAACCAATAACGATATGGACGAAATTTTTATCGCAATCATGGAACAGATTGCACAGGAAATGCCGGAACTCTCTCTCATCGACGAGGACTACGGACAATTGGAAATGGGAGCAGAAGAAGACCAGTACCCGGTCACTTTCCCTTGTGTATTAATCGGAAATACAAACTCCGACTGGCACGACCTCGGATACGGGGCACAGAAAAGCGAATCCGCACTGACCGTCCGGCTGGCCATCGATTGTTACGACGATACAAGCTACGCATCCGGCACGTATGACAAGGTGAGGGAAAGGCAGCAGCTGGCCAAGAAATTATACAAGTCGCTGCAGTGTCTGCAATGCACGGACAACGCTTCGCCGCTGGTACGCGAGAAAAGCCGTTCGTATGCCATGCCGCATTACATCAAGGTCTATGAAATGACGTTCTCATTCACACTGCACGATGAATCGGCCATGCCGTCATCTTATGGGGAATAGTTCCAGCTGGGCGGCAGTCAGACGGGGGGCTTTCACCTTGGGAACAGGCTTCAGATTGTAGTCTGTTCCCTCACGTGATTTCCGGCGGATGATGGTCATGATACGTTCCTCGGATATAAAGAATTCGCGCTCCGACAACACTTTTAAAGCATCGTCGAACCGCAACCGCTGTATTTCTGTCCAATAGTAGTAACGACGGCATAGTGCCTCGTCACGCAGCTTGATCAGTTCTTTATCCCGTCCTTTGCCCATACATTTTATTTCTCTTACAAAAATAACTGATTTCCATCTATTTTAAGAACAAAAGCGCCGCAATTATAACAACTGCGGCGCTTTCTGTTTATAGGGTTAACGGGTTTCGGCTACAAACGGCAGAAACTGGGTTCAATGCGGGTCCATACGCCGTTTTCAGGGTTGCGGCGGCTGAAGTAGTAGTTGGTGGCATTGCGCTGCACTACATTAGCTTCCTTGAACAGGCGCATGATGTCTGCATACTCTTCATCGAACTTATCTTCCAGTTCATACAGCTTTGAAATGCTCTTGTAGTCCAGGTCGCCCATCTTGTTGCGCTCCAGCAGGGTCATGGCCATCTGATACATCGGATCATCAGAACCTTTCTCGCTGTTCTGCATGTAGCGCTTCAAATAGTCAATCAGACGGTCGGCTGCCATGTCGGCTCGTTCATCGAAGCCTTTCACCTTGTTGCTTTTCACTTCCAGACGGAAGTCTCCGTCCGTAATGGTATAGCTGCGCTGTTCGTCGCTTTTCACCTGGCCGTATTCCTTCATCACCTTGGTAAAGGCATCGGCTTCTTTTTCCAGCCATCCGCGGAACCCGGTCACGGCATTCACCATCTCAAGAACGTTGGTCTTTATTTCGTGCATAAACTCACCGCGTAATGCCTCGTAAGTTTCACGACGGGCGATGCGGTCTTCTTTCTCTTCTTGCTGCAGCTGGGCCATGAGGGCTGCTCGCTGTTCTTTACTCAGGGACTTGATGTCCACACTTTGATTGTTCTTTTCCATTTTAAATCATTTTAGTTGTTAATCAGCTATTACTTTGTCATCCTTCAGCAGCAAAGCGAATGTCCTGTCTCTTTCTGCTTTGGTTTCAAACTTCTTGTATGTCTTCCAGCCACCGTTTATGCCGGTACACATCTTTATCCTCGGGCCTGGATAATCATCCTTTCGTATTATACAGAACCCCGCTTTTATCAGCTTGTCTTGGTCATCTATCCTCATAATCATCCTGCTTTTCCGGTTCATCGTCTATCAGCATGGCCTCCCCATTGGCATACGCCCAGTCGGCCAGTTCGTTGAAAAACTCCGCTGCATCCTGGTTCTCCATATCGGATGTCGTAAGGGTCACGTCTTTTCTTATGCGCTCAAGCGCTTCATGTGCTTTTTTATCCATATTGCTCTATTTATCGGTTAAACCTCCTTTTCGTTGGATAGCCCGCAGTTTGATGGCCAGTTGTTCCAGCTCGGCTGTACTAACCTGAACAAAGGGCTTGCCGGCTATCCGGGGGTTGTTGCAGAATTCGTTCACCCGGTTCCAGTCGGTGGTGTCTATACCCAACTGTTGCATCAGCTTCAGGCAGACGCTGCGTTTCCGTCGCAGTTCCTCGCGAAGTTTCTGCCGCCATTCGTCTTGTCCGCTCAGTTTCTCCAGAGCAGTACAACAAACTTCATACTCCTTGGCCGTCATTTCCTTCAGACTGTCTGTCCGGTTCCACGTGTACTGCAGCACGATTTGTTTTTTGAATTCCTCCCGATCGCCCTGATAAGGCAGTTTGTTGAACAATGCATAGAACCGGGCGAAATTGGTTACTTCCTGTGCCATATCATCCTTTCACTTTTTTCTCCACTGAAAGAATTGCCAAACTTATCATCATAAGTTTTACAGACTGGCTGTCCTCTTCAAACAAATCAATATCCGCAACCACAGGCTCACCGCTCATGGTGTTCCATATTTGCTCTACCTCTTTCGTCTTCTTTTGATTCATCAAAAAGAGATACGCGTCATACTCGGAACGGTCAAATTCAAATACGACCTGAACTTTCTGTTTTTCTTCCATACATTCACTATTAAAAGGTTATTCAAACAATACTTTAATGCCACACGAACTGGCTACGTCAAGCTCCAGTTTGGCTCCCTTGCTCAGTTCCCAGTCCTTCAGCATGTAGATATAGTCACAAGCCAGCAACAGGGCAATGTCGGCCCGCATGTGGGCTCTCCAATGAGCTTCATCCGGCAATCCGTTCCTGAAAGGGTTTACAGGATCATAGCCTTGTGCCATCAGTTTCTCCTCGGCACGGCTGAAGGCTTCCTTGCGCTCATTCATATCATAGTGCGCGATGGCTCCGCTGATGTACACTTTCCCGGCACCGGTCGCTTCACCACGTTGAAAAGCCTTGTGTCGTTCCCACCGTTCCGGAACCACCACACTGTAGTTGCACGATTGGCAGCAGCAGCCTTCTTCTTTCACCGGGAACGGATTGTATCCGTAGCCCTCATACTCTTTGCCGCAGATGCAGCACACTTTCTTTTCTTCTTTCTTTTCCATCACTTCAAATCTTTAATGTTTATTTGGCAGGACGGATGCCATACCTGAATATTCCGAGCAAACATCACATCCCTGGTTTCTATCACTACGTGTCCCTTTGTCTTGGCCCTGCGCAGACGGAGGTCGCTTTGTATGTTACGTTCTACCCAATCGTCCACCACGGCCTCCGCTTCCTGTTCTTTCAGGAGTATCTGGTACAGCTTATTCTCCCATTCCATCATTCAAATAATCCTCCATATTATCGTCCTTCAATGTTTTGGCAGCACCTTCTTCCCATATCACGTAGGGCTCACCGGGCCGCTCCATAAAGCGGCTTTTGCACCAGGCTTTGAAACAGCTTACCATGATTTTCACATCGGCATCATATTCCACCTTGCGGGCGCTTCTACCTGCCGGATGAAGCCCCTCGGCATGGCTGATGAAGATAAACAGTTTCTTGGGATGACGTTCCTTGAACTCCTTGTAGGTTTTGTAGTTCAAGCCGCTGTATTGGAAGCTGTCGATAATCACGATTCCGGGACTGCCTCTGCGCCGTAACCGTTCCTCCAATTGCTCCATCGGTTCCCGGTCAAGGATAATCAGCTTCTTTTTCACTTCACCCATCTTGTGCCGTTTCAGGCTCATCTGGAACGACAAACCGGTACTTTCTTCCAAACTGTCATAAATTACGCGTCCGAAGCTACACAGGTACTTGGCCAGCTGCATCACAAAGCTGCTCTTACCGTTTCCGCTGGCTCCCCAAATAATCCACACGCCGCTCTTGGCCGGGTTGCCTATCGAGGTTTGCCAGTCCCCGGAAAACTCGAACCGGGGAATCTTCATGTTCAGCACCTCACCGGGACTGTAGGCTCTCTTCAGTTTCACGGTTACCTCCTTTCAATTCTTCAATAAGAGCATCAGCATAGTCCACAGCAAGTCTGGCAACTTGTTTTATAGACATTATACCTGATGAATTGCTTCTTACTACCGGAAGCATGCTTTTGGCAATTTCATATATGCGCTGTTCCCAGTCTATCTCATTCGCTTTTCTCATCTCGCGATGGATACCGATAACAGCATCCATCGCTTGCATTTCTATCTTGCTTATCATGCCTGCATCCTCCTTAATTTTTCGATTTCGGTATATACGCGCCGCAAGCCGCCTCCGGTGCTATGAACAATCTTGGCAATGTCGGCACCGTCCGGGGCATTGATTTTTGCGACGATGGCAGCCTGTGCCTTCAGAAACTTTTCGCGTTCCTGCGCATCGTCCGGGGTCACCTTGCTGTAGGAGTCACCGTAGCGGCTCAACATTTCGGTATAGCCCACCTTCTTGCCTTCGATGGCGCGGTTGATCTTCTCCTTTAATCCGTCGGCACCCATCATATACCAGGCACAGCAGCGTTCCGTAGCGTTCCAAAGCGCCTTTAACTCCAGGAAGGCTTCATACTGCAGGTCCCCGGCTTCATCCAGGATAACCAGGGGCGTATCAATCGTGCGCAGGTAGGCCACCAGATCCTCATACACGTCGCTATAGCGTCCGTTGCTGGTCACACCGAATTCCTTGGCAATGTAGCGTATCAGCTTCAGTTTGGTCTTCACCTGGCTGCAGTCCACATATACGGCGTGCTTGTGCTGCTTCACGTAAGCTTTCGCTGTAAAGGTCTTGCCGATATTGGGCATATCGCACAGGATGGCACTCAGCCCGCTTCCCTGGCACACTTCCAGCTGCTTGCTCACAAACACGTAGGTCGGGGTCTGTGCTGCCAGCCAAGGTATTTCTGTACGCAGTTGCACGCCTAATCTTCGGGCTATACCTACCCAGTTGGCATCACTGACCTGCTTTTCATAATTGCCCCGCTTGATGGCATTGTAAACGCTGGGGGCTATGCCCAGTGCCGTGGCATGGCGGTTGTCACTGGGATAATTTTCACGGTCGGCGGCTATCGCTGCCACAATACGTTGCTTTACTTCATTTGTTATTTCCATTTGAATGCTGTTTTAAATTCGTTCTAACGTCGTTAATTATATCTTGGCTACTGCATCATGCTCGAAGGCACTGATGTCCATATAGGCTGAGTAATCTTCTTCCTCGGCTTGTGCAGGAAGGGGAACGGCTTCCGCCTGTACCTCTGTTATCAGCTTTGCCTCCTCTTTGGCAAGGATGCCCACACGCTTGATCTTGCCGTCCTTCATCATCTTGTCGAATTGAGCTACATACTTGGACTGTTCGGTATAGGCTGCCTTGTCGTACTCGGTCTGCTCGGCTGTATTCTCATTGTAACGGGCTACGGGCTTGCAGGTGGCGATATATCGTCCGTTCTGGTAGATATATACCTCGTTGATGGTTCCGTCGGCATCGGGCAGATAATAGGCATCTACCTTGTAGTTCCTCGGCTCCAGCTTTTCGATGATTTCCGGGCTGGGCAGTCCGTATTGGTTGTACATCACCGTGCAGTAGGTGTTCTGCCGGATGGTTGTTTCGGTGTGCTGTCCGATGAACCGGTAAAGAACGGCCTTGTCCCAAGGTGCAAGGTTCGGGTTCTGATGGGCGCAAAGCACATCCCAACGGCTCATGCCCGGATAGCGCTTTTGGTTGGGGTGAGGCTGTGCGTTGAAGGTCTCAATGGCGCGTATATCATCGGCTACCAATTCTTCATAACTATAGGTCTTCACCTTGTAGGTGTTGTTCTTTTCGTCATACACCTTTTCTTCCTTCGGGCGGTTGGCCTCCAGCTTGGCATACCATCGGCCGATACCTACCTGCGTGCGTTTCTCCACACCGTATTTCTTTTCGCGGTTCTTGTGCTCGGCACGTTTTTCACGCGAGTTCCCGGGGTTACACCAGCGGATCAGGGGGAAGACGGTACCGGCTTGCATCAATCCGTCGGCAAAGTCGCTTACCAGGTGGTGTTCCACTTCTAACTCGGCGGGGATATACATGCCGTTCCGGTCCAGGGTCTGGAACATGTTTCGCATGCAGTCTAAAAATAACTCGGTAGTCTTGTACCGGTTGTAGGCATATCCCACCACAGCACCGCTCACCACATCGTAGGCATAATAGGCTTTCACTCGGTTGCCATCCTTCATTGGGCGCGGCAGGTCGCGGTCGTCAAGAGAAACCTTACTCAAGGAATATTCACCGATGCTGCGCAGATGATAAGGACGGTAGGCATTGTTGAAATCCCATTGGCTCATGTGCAGCTTACCGCGAAGGGCCTTGTTCTTGGGGTTGTTCAGGTAGTTGGCTACTGTGGCCGGGCTCAATACCAGCGGATTTCCATCCTTGTCGGTAAAGTCTGCCGGATTCAACACCTCGCCGGTTTCGGGGTCATATAGCTCCAGTTCTCCTTGCACAAATAGATTGTACTGTTCCCACACGGTGGTATTGAAGGGCTGCTCCGGTTGGGCATCGATGCTCAGCAGCAGGCGTTCAATGTCATAGGTCACTTTCCGGCGGTTCTGGTTCATGAACTTGCGGCTGATAAGGCTTTCATAGCCGTTGGCCTTGAAGTCATTCACACGCTTCTTGAAGCGGTTGGAACTGACAGGCAAGGTATGTCCGAACTCTGCTTGGTAGTAACTGATGGCTCCTGCCAGTTCGCCCCAGTTCACCGGCCCGGCCTTCATGGCCTTTCGCATAAACGTGGCATCCTCCATGGCACGCATCACTGCCTCAATTACCGAAGCGTTTACCGTATATTCTTGGATGTGTTCCGGTGGCAGTGTATCTCCGTTGTCAAAACGGAACCGGGTGTAAAATTCCCGGGCTTTCGCATCGATGTGGTAATGGCTGCCGAGCCAGTTTCTTATTACGTCTTCTTTCATATCTCCGTATTTTAGTTTTATCCTTTCCTGAAACCGTAGGGGCATGGTGGCTATTTCTACCAAAACGTAACCTCCCAGACCTCTTCCGGATCGAACTACATTGATTTTCTCCTTTGCCGCTAACTTCTTGTAATTGGGTATCGACATGATGGGAGCAAGTTCTTCTTCGGAAAGAGTGGAAGGATGAACTCCTTTCAGCGTGCGGCTTCTGCTGTAGTCTGCCTTTCCGTTCACCATCACCGGTCGGTCATCGTAAGTCAGGTCATTGTAGGATATGCACAATATCTTTCCATAATACTCCATTTCATTTCTATTTATAAGGCAGATGCCATCTGTTGGGTCTCGTGCTGCAGCTGCATGAAATCCGATACAAATTCACATTGGTAGGTTTCAGTCCGTTTTCCGTCCACGTACACATCCACATCATTGGTCTTTCTGTGGACCACGAGTTTTACACGGGGACCGAAAGTGCAGGTCATGGTCTTCTCGCACTCCTCGAAGGTGGTTTCGCAGTTCGGGATGAAGTTCCCGTCAGTCAGTTTGCCGCCTCGCTTCAGGGCAAGAGTGCGTATCCGGCGCGCCTGATCGCTGTCACGGACAAAATTCAGTGCTTGCCACACAGCCTGACGGCTGCATCCGAATGTCTTCATCAAGAAGGTCTTGGTCTCGTTATCTGTCAAAATCTGCTTTCTCATATCGTCATACTTTTTAATCGTTATCGTTCGTTCAAAGGTTTTCAACGGCTTCCGCTATTTCCTAATCACCCGTCAGTATTTCATGAAGGCGTGTCCCTTTCTGCAGTTCTTCGACCAGCACCTGCATCGCTTCCTCACACACACAGCTCACATTCTCTATCACCCGGTAGGCATCCGAGTTGCTTATCTCATCCTCCGTCATGAATTGTCCAGCCAGCTCCATCGCCTGGTCGGCAATATTCTGCGTATGTGCCGTACTGCCTATCATCGTGCGCAACTTCTGTTTGAACAGACTCTCTGCTGTTCTCGGATTGAAATTCTTTGCCATAACTCTAAATTTTAAAAGTTTATATCGTGGGGCGCGGGGAATCGAACCCCGACGGCTTTCTACGCTTTCTTATTTCGATTTACCAACTCTCCGGCCGTGCCTGCCGCCCCTGCCCGTCTTTCCGGGCTGCCAGTTATCCGGCAATCTATTTGCCTTGTTCTTCTATCATCGAAAGGACAACCATCCTGTCTTCATCCCAAAGCGGAAGCCCCAATTCAATGGTCCGTTTCACCACTTCCATCTCACCGACCAGCCCTACCGCTTCTTTGCGGAAATCGGTATCGTCATACGCATGTGCCTTGCCAATCAGAAAATCGGTCAGGTTGTCGATAACTTCCTTTTGACGTTCACATTTCATTTCATAGTTCAGCACTCGCACATGAACATCGCGGATAATCCGGCTGTCCCCATGTTTCTTGAAATCTTTGCAGAACTCATCCTTGTTCATCGAAGTGTTCAGATAAACCGCATGGATGTAATCAAAATCCTCTGCTGTAGGGGTTATCCCCGTCCGTTCCATAAATTCTTGCTGTGTCATAAACTCACTTATTTTATTGTATTATTCTGCATCTTCAATTTTGAAAGAAAAGCACTTATCCGCCAATACTCTTTTTACAAAGTCTAAGTCGTATCTATCAGCTGAAAAGAAAACTGCCTGATAATCTACACTGGGATAAGCCTTGATTGCTGTTGTATCTACCATCTTCTTGACCAGTCCGTAAAGAGCTTCGGCGGTCTCGGCTGTTGCTTGAGCTATAATTACTTTTGCTTTCATTTTCTTTAATCCTTAAAATTCGCTAATCACACGCCTTTTTTGTATATTTGGCGCGCTGTTTACATCTTAAACACGCTGCAAATATATAGAATTATTTCAATACATCAAACTAAATATGGAAGAAAATCAATATAAGGATATGAATTTTATAGAAAGACTTCAATATTTCATGGAGAAAAAGGGCATAAATGACAATCAAATGACTGTTAATGCCGGTCTTTCTGTTGGACTTATTGGGAAAGCAAAGGTGTCTGGCAAAGGCATGAGCTCAATGAATATTGAAAAAATTCTATTAGCCTATCCGGAATTATCTGCCGATTGGTTACTTACTGGTGCAGGAAGCATGTTGAAAGATGATTTGAACGGCATTAAAACAATAGACGAAGCAAATTCTTCGACTCTGCCTACCACATCTATGAACCCATCCATCGGTACACCATACTACGATGTGGACTTTATCGGGGGCTTTGATGAAGTGTTTAATTCACAGGTAAACATACCTGCCACCAACATTGTAATAAGGGGATTCGAAAAAGCCAGCCTTTGGTGCAATGTCACCGGGCACTCCATGGAACCCAAAATAAACCATGGCGACATCATTGCCCTGCACCAATGCACACTCAACGACATCCAATATGGCGAAATCTATGCAGTGGTGTTGGATACCATCCGCACCATTAAAATCCTCCGCAGGTCGCCGGATCCGGACAAGCTGCGCTTCATCCCCATCAACACCAATGACTACGATGAACAGGAATTCGACAAATCACGCATCATCAATGTCTTTGAAGTAATCGGAAGTATCAGCAAGTTCTTCTAAGTGGTACACGCATGCCTCCTACAGAAGGCTAAAAAAGGACGCACGCACACACTTTTGAAGGAATTTACCTGAAGCAAACTCGTAAATACACTGTAAATCAAAGGATTTATTTTATTATAATAAGGTATATCACACAAACAAGTGTCGTTTTTCCTCTCTGAAAACAGAGAAAAACGGCACTTGCTTTCATTTATAACATAGTTTCCTATTTCGGGCGTACCCTCTGAGAACTGAAAAAGTAACCCCTAAAGTAACCCCTAACTTAAAGAAGTAGTAACCCCTAACAGTAACCCCAATAGTAACCCCTAACCAAATAAAACCAACCGTAGGGGCATAAAAAAAGGGAGCCATAAGCTCCCCAATCAGCATTCAAAGAAATAACGCCTACAAGCCTTTCTAACGGCGCTATTATATCGTTCTAACCATTCCCTTACTACCACCCGAGATGAGCGTAGATTGCTTAATTATAGCCTTTTTCGTGCATATTGTGCCGTTACCAGACAGCCCGGCATGAAGCAGGTAATTCTTGGTTGCCCCCACCTGATCTGCCGTCAGAACCGTATAAACAGCCGATATACTGCTGAAATACCAATCTTTCTGCTTCGTCCCGTCTATTTTATGCAGCAAATGCACATGAATCACTTTTGCCATATTCGTTTCTATTATGCTGCAAATATACCAAATAATACTTATTTGGAAGAATTTTAAGGCAACATCTTTAAAAATAGGCACAAAAAAACGGCCACACAGCCGTTCACACCATCATATAACAAAATCCATCAACCCAGCCATAAAACGGCCACACAGCCGAAAATAAAACCCTTCCAGGCCGTTTTAGCCCCATCTGCAAGCCCGATGTAAAGCAATCCCCCGAATATCCGAAGAAAAGCCCCTCAAACGTAAAGCAGATGTAAGCCATGTAAAGAGAAAAACCGCTTCGAAATATTCAGCCCATTTTCCCGATCATGCCTAAACCCTTTGGTTTTCAAAACCTTTCGCCCATTTTTCCCGACCATTGAAAAAACCGCTTCGTTCTATGCCCCATACAATCAAGTTTATCACGACTGATGAAGTCGTTAACAAGTATGGCATTGCAGCTGAGTTGAGTTACTCTAGTTTTTTCCAAAGTCCATTGGTAAATATTGATGCAGAAGATGCTGATATATCCGTCCCTGTGGTGTTTGATAGCGTGTACGATGAATTTATTGATAAATATCTTTATACAAAAGATGAGATTGGAAAAGCAAGTGCAGATTTATTGAGTGAAGCTTTATTAAAGATAAAATAGATGATATTAAATCTAAATGAACTAACTCTGGAACAGAGTAAATTAAAGGCAAAGCTGAAAAAAAATGTGATTGCCGACTATAATGCATTGACCGAACAGTTAATTGATTATAATCGTGATAGTTTGGAATGGCTGGTTTGTAACGTAAATTCTCGTAGTACCGTTTTTTCTTCAATGCTGGCAGAACTTGAGTCCTTGCGATTGATATCAGAGCTTATAAGTAGCGGAGAAATAATAGAAGAAATCATAGTGGATAATGATGAGTTGCGAAAAACCATTTCAAATCTGTATCCTAAGATAAATGTGCATGGTAAGACAAGTTCTTTGAAAAATAATATTCGTTTATGGAAAAATAATATTCGATATGGAATATGGTCACTCTGTTCATGGCTTAGCGGTTCGAAAGAGAGGCGTAATAAGGTGTGCCGAGGGGGAAGATTAACTATCATTGATACCTTTATTGCAAAAAAGGTTGATGCCTATTGGGATCGTTTTTATGGAAATTCTGTAGATAAATTGATTGATGCCCAAAAAGAACAAATATATTTCATGCCTTTGTATTTGCCCTTTGCCTCAAAAAAGCAATTGGATATTATTGTTGCCAATTCTAAGGAAAACTTGTTCTTTATGAGTGATTTTTTACTTTTTAAAGATTACCTCTACGCATGGCGCTATATGGGGCGTTTTGAAAAGCCAGATTTTGCAAGTTATACTTATCAGGGATTCAGTCTTCAATGGCTTTTGGGAAAGGCATACAAAGAGAGTAATCAGAGTTATTTCTACTATGCCATTTTGATGGAAAGAGCTATTATGAGAATGAAAGAATTGGATGTTGACATTTGCTTATTTGTGGATTGGTTTGAGAACCAAAGCTACGACAAATCAGTATATTACGCAATGCATCAATACTATCCAGAGGCAAAAGTTCATGGATATATGGGATTTATTGCTGATTCAACAATTTTTCCACATATTATAGCATCGAATAAAGAATTATTTTGTCATATTGCTCCAAAAGATATTTATTTATGTAGCAGTTATCTGCTAAAGTTCTATCAAAATTATAACGGGTATAAGCATATAGCTCCTGCACTGAGAAATCAAGAGATATATAGCAGTCATAGAAGCACCAAACCTCATGATAAGTTCACGCTCTTGGTGCCATTTGCACTCGATAATTATGATATGGAGTATAAATACGAATTGCTCACTGATTTTATTAAATCTTCTAATGCTAATATTAATATACTTTTGAAGCCCCATCCTGATGCAAATTCATCATGGATGGTTTCCTGTACAAACAAGGCAGGGGGAAAGCTAGAAGTAGTAAAAGGTAATGTAAACTCTTTCTTGCTGAAAGCAGACGCAATTCTTGCAGCTAACACATCTGTGATGTTTGAAGCCTTAAGTTTGGGAATCCCTGTTATTAATCTGAAAGATCCGCTTTCCATCATTCTTTTTGATAAAATAGAAGAGGTGAATGAAGTATTGTGGTATACTGCCAATAATTTGGCTGAACTTTCGGATGCTATTGTTAGGATATTGAATCTAAATATTGAGGATGCAATGACCGAGGGCTATCGGTTGAGAAACTATTTCTTTACCAAACTAGAGCCTCAGTTAATTTTCCAACTTTTCACTTGATACCTATGAGCATATCATATCGCGGAAAATATTTTAGGATTTACATTTGGCAAGGATTATCCATAATTTTAGGTTTTCTTTCGCTTTTTATTGTGATGCCTTCACTTTCTGGAAATAAAACACTCTTTGGTATTTACAGTGTTTGTACGTCTCTGACTATATTCTTTTCGTATGCTGATTTAGGTTTTATTTCATCGGGATTGAAATATGCAGCGGAATATTATATTCGTGGTGACCGAAAGAATGAAATTCGTACGATAGGTTTTACTGCATTTATTATGCTTAGCATGTTTATGCTGATAGCTTTGCTATTTGGAATAATCAGCATATTCCCTCAAATTCTCATGCCTGAATTGGAACCAGATAGTGAAAATTTTTATACGGCACGTTATTTGCTGATTCTGTTGTCTGTTTCCTGTCCGGTAATCATTGGCCAACGAATTCTTAATATGATTTATTCCATACGTGTAGAAGATTATAAATTACAGCGTATCTCTGCGGTAGGCAGTATTCTGAAGATTTTATCAGTTTTCTTTTTTTTTGGAAGTGAAAATTATTTGTTGGTACCTTATTTTGCATTCGTGCAGTTTATCAACCTATCCGTAGTATTGATGGCAGCTTTTCAGGTCCGAAAGTATCAATATTCATTTGTGGAATTTCTTAAAGCTATCCGTTTTGACCGTATTATCTTTGATAAAGAAAAGGGCTTGACGGGAGCTTCATTTATATCTATACTTTCTTGGGTGTTGTTCTATGAATTTGATCAAATCGCGATTTCAAATTTTGTTGGTCTGGAGGCAGTAGCAGTTTATGGCATAGCTTTTTCTGCATTGACCTTTGTACGAACCTTTGTGTCATTACTTTATTCACCTTATTCATCGCGATATAATCATTTGATTGGTGAAAATGACAGGGTAGGACTGATGAAATTTGTGAATCGGATGTTATTAATGCTCTCGCCAATGGTAGTTCTGCCCATTGTTGGATTGTCTATGCTGAGTGAACCATTTATTATAAGTTGGGTTGGATTCAATTATGAGGAATCCAGTTCTATTTTATCACTTTTGGTGTTTTGTTTCTTTCCTTGCTTTCTCTCAAACCCTAGTTCTTCTTATTTTATTGCAATTGAAAAAACTACTTTACTTAATAGGTTTAATATATTTCAACCTATACTATACTGGTTATTAATTTTTTTTACTGTTGGTAAATGGGGCGTATTTTCGTTCGCTATATCTAAAGGATTGATTCCTATATTTTTGGGTATTCTTTATTGGTATTCATTATACAGAGATTTTGCAAAGAATGCTGGTCAGATAGTTTCACTATTCCTAATTTTGAAAACTTTGTTTTTACCTTTAATTGTACTATTAGTATTAAGTACTCTTGTAAAGCCTTATATGGCTTATGAATATAATAAGATTTCCCTTTGTTATAATTTATTGGTTATGGGATTGATTGTTTTAATATCAATTCTAGTATCAGTGTGTTGTAATAGAGAAATGTATTCATTGGTGAAGTCAATTATTAGACGTTGAATAGAAAGGAATTATGGAAAACGAAACCATTTAGAGATTATGATAATATCAAAAATGAAAAAAATGTTTAGACTATTGTTTACGTCTGAAATCAGTAGCTTTATTTCTCCAAGTATTGATATATCAGAAAAACAGTCAGACTATGAAGCACTGATAGAGGCTCCTAATCTTGATTATGTTAATCGCTATGAAAAAGAACTAAGCCAATTTCTTGGAGGAGGGCATGTCGTGACTTTCGCATCAGGACGTATGTCATTCTATTCTTTATTAAAAAGCTGGGGAATAAGAGAAGGCGATGAAGTTGCTCTTACAGGATTTACTTGTGCTGTTATGGCTAATGCTGTTTTGCGAACTGGAGCAACTCCAATTTATGTGGATATCGACAAGGATACCTTAGGAATGTCTGCAGAATCTTTAGTGTCCAAAATTACGAATCGGACAAAAGTAGTTGTGGCTCAGCATTCTTTTGGAATTCCATGTAAGATTGATAAAATAAAGGAGATTGCTAAATCTCATAGTTGCTATTTAGTGGAAGATTGTGCGTTGACCTTTGGTTCAAAATATAAAAGTATTATAGTTGGCAATTATGGTGATGCTGCAATATTTTCAACAGATCATACCAAACCTCTTAATACACTTATAGGAGGCTTTGTTTATACTAATGATATAGACATAGCTACATCTATTCGGGCAATGCGTGATGATTGTGGGGATTTAAGTAACGAACATCAGCGAATGATCTTAAAGACTTATATTGATGAACACCGCATAGAAACTGTAAATCATAAAATATACATAATGCGGAACTATAAAAAGGCTTTGATGAATAAGCTACATATTCATAATGAAATATCTCCTTATTTGGAGTTGGAAACATCTGCCAAAATCGCAATAAACCCTTATTACAGTTATCCTGCTAAACTACCTTCTGTTTTGGCAAAGATTGGATTACATGTTCTTGAACAATATAAAGCTAATATTCATCAAAGGCAGAGTTGGCTTAAAGAAATTTTACAGGTTGTAGAAAAAAAAGAAGATATGCCTGCAGCTTATTATGATACTGGTTGTGACATTATTCCTTTGCGTATTGCTTATTCAACTCATTTCGCTCTTACTGTATTCTCATACATTGATGATTGGATTTGGTTTAAAACTCCGATTGTTGCAACAAAAGAAAATATATGTGACTTTGGATATCATTGGGGAGGATGCCCAGTTGCGGAAAAAATAGGAAAATCGATTATGAATCTACCGGTTATTATAGATTCAAAACAACAAAATATCTTTTTGCGGAATATAAAAAAAACATATAGTTATGGCATTTAGTAATATTTATAAGAATAAGAAGGTTATTATTACTGGTAATACTGGGTTTAAAGGGACTTGGCTGTCTACATGGCTTAAAATGATGGGAGCTGAGGTTTATGGATATTCGATTGGTGTGCCGACAACTCCATCGATGTTTGATACACTTCATCTTGAAGATAAGATATGTCAACACTATGGTGATATTAGAAACAAAAGGGAATTTAATGATTTTGTGCAGGAAGTGAAACCTGATTTTTTGATTCATCTTGCCGCACAAGCTTTGGTCTTGACAAGTTATCGCGAACCATTTGAAACAATGACTACTAACATTGTGGGTACAGCTGTTGTATGTGAAGCTGTCATGAACATTGATTGGAATTGTACTTGTGTTCTAATTACTTCTGATAAAGCGTATGATAATGTAGAGTGGATTTGGGGGTATCGTGAAACAGATGGTATTGGAGGTAAGGATATATATTCTGGATCTAAAGGTGCTGCCGAACTTGTCATTAAGAGTTATTGGCATTCATTTATCAAGAAAATGCCAAACATTAAGTTTGGTGTGGCTAGAGCTGGTAACGTTATCGGTGGCGGTGATTGGGCAAAAGATAGAATTATTGTAGATTGTGTGAAAGCTTTTTCAGAAGGAAAGACTGTAGAAATCAGAAGTCCAAAGGCGACTCGTCCTTGGCAACATGTTCTTGAGCCATTAAGTGGATATCTGACGTTGGCGCAATATTTATGTGAAGGCAAATGCGAAAATGGGGAATCTTACAACTTTGGTCCACGTGCAGAACAGACAAAAACCGTATTTGAACTGTTTCAAGATCTTGCTACTTTATGGGGATTGGATAAGAACAAAGCTGCAAAACTCACAGGCAATGTACCTTTTGAGGAAGCTACATTGCTTAAGCTGAACTGTGATAAGGCCTTGGCTTATTTACATTGGCATTCAACCTTGCATTATGACGAATGTGTGAATTTTATTGCTGAATGGTATCGTGCATTCTATGTAGAGCAGGCTAAGGATATGTTTGCTTTGACAGAAAAACAAATCAATGCATATATGGAAGCTGCAAAAAAACAGAATCTTGATTGGGCAAAATAATTGGAAATAATGGACAATATCACAATTGACGGAGTTTTGCTGACTCCCTTAAAACAGATAACTCATCCCAAAGGGGATGTATTTCATGCAATGAAATGTGTTGACCCTGGATTTGAAGGATTTGGTGAAGTTTATTTCTCAAGTGTTTTACAAGGTTTGGTAAAGGCATGGAAACGTCATTCTAGAATGACATTAAACCTAGTATGTATTGTAGGAAAGATACATTTCGTTTTATATGATGGGCGTGAGAACTCTTCTACATTTGGAAAGTACATGGAGGTGATATTGTCACCTGAATTACCTGAATTGTATCGAAGGATCACAATACCGGCTGGAGTATGGATGGGCTTCGTTGGAATAGGTGAAGGTAAAAGCATTCTTCTAAATGTAGCCAATATTCCTCATGATCCTCTAGAGCAGGTAAACATTCCAATAGAAGAGAGTGATATAAAGTTTGATTTCAACAAAATTAGCAGATCTATATGAAGGTAGTTCTTTTAGCAGGCGGTTTTGGCTCGCGTATTAGTGAAGAGAGCCAATTTAAGCCAAAGCCCATGATTGAAATTTGCGGTATGCCCATTCTTTGGCATATAATGAAGGAATATGCATATTATGGATATAATGAATTCATAATTTGTGCTGGATACAAACAGGAATATATTAAGGAATGGTTTGCAAACTATTTTCTTTACAATTCCGATGTTAGCTTCAACTTCCGTAACGGTAAGAATGAAATAACTGTACATCATTCAAATCTTGAACCTTGGAAAGTAACGATAGTTGATACAGGATATAACACATTGACCGGAGGCCGTATCAAACGTATAAAGGAATATGTTAACAATGAAACCTTTATGATGACATATGGTGATGGTGTGTGTGATGTTGACATCAATAAGCTTGTGGCATTTCATAAAAAGCATGGTAAAATAGCAACTCTTACTGCTGTTATTCAAGCACAAGACAAGGGGGTTTTAAATATTGATGAAAATAATTCCATTCGTTCATTTCGTGAGAAGAATATCAATGATGGTGTACCTATTAATGCCGGATATATGGTGTTGGAACCTAGAGTGTTCGATTATATAGAAGGAGATCAAACCATATTTGAAAAAGAACCATTGAATAAGTTGGCTACCGAAGGTGAACTAATGTCTTATACACATAAGGGGTTCTGGCAATGTATGGATAATATACGTGAAAAAAATCTATTGGAACAGTTGCTTATTGATGGAGTTGCTCCATGGAAAAAATGGGAAAGAGAAATACCGATAATAAAATGATGATGTTTATGAGAAATATTAGATTGTCCAAATCTTGCATTGGTAAGGAAGAAATAGATGCCGTAACAGACGTTCTTCATAGAGAGTATTTGGGTATGGGACAGGATGTACATAAATTTGAAGATGATTTAAAAGATTTCTTTGGGCGTGACGTGACACTTGTAAATACTGGTACGGCAGCTTTGCATCTTGCAGTACAAGGTGTAGGAATAAAAGATGGAGATGAAGTACTTGTACAGTCTCTTACATATGTGGCTTGTTTTCAAGCTATAAGAGCTACAGGTGGGATACCTGTGGCGTGCGATGTGGATGATGATACGCTTACTATCGATTTGGATGATGCCGAACGTAAACTGACTCCAAAAACGAAGGCTATAATGCCTGTACATTATGCTGGACAATGTGGTAATCTTGATGCTATATATGAATTTGCAAAAAAGCATAATCTACGAGTAATAGAAGATGCATCACATGCATTTGGCACTTATTATAAAGGTCGGTTAATAGGATCTTTTGGTGATGTGGTGTGTATAAGTATGGATGGTATCAAGAATATAACATCTGGTGAAGGAGGGATGATAATTACTGAGGACCTTGATGTACAGAAAATAATTAAGGATGCTCGCCTTTTGAGTGTACAGAATGATACCGATAGTAGATTCAAGGGTACAAGAACATGGGTGTTTGATGTCAATCAACCGGGGTGGCGTTATCATATGAGTAATATCATGGCCGCAATAGGTTATACTCAGCTGAAGAAATTTCCTAAGTTTAAAGAAATACGTCAAAGGCTGGCAAAAATTTATCAGCAAGAACTTGATAATGTAAAGGGAATAAAAATTATACCCTGTAATTATAATGAAGTGGTTCCTCATATCTTTGTTATTAGAATAACTTGTGGCAAGAGGGATATTGTGAAACAATGTTTGAATGACAATGGGGTGGCAACAGGCATACATTATCGCCCCAACCATTTGCTTACATTGTTTACAGGTAATCAAAATAATACGACTCTTAAGCATACGGACGAGATTTACGAACAACTCATCACTCTTCCATTACATGCCGATATGGTAGAGGATGACGTATATTATATTTGTGGACTAATTAAAAAGAGTATATGATGGAGGATAAACCTCTAGTAAGTATAATTGTTAATTGCTATAATGGTGAAAAGTATCTTAGGGAAACAATAGATAGTATATTGAACCAAACATATCATAATTATGAAGTGATATTTTGGGATAACCAGTCTACTGATTCGACAGCATCAATAATTAAGTCGTATAAAAATGAACGGTTTAATTTCTATTATGCTCCAAAACATACAACTTTAGGAGAAGCTAGAAATTTAGCTTTAGATAAGATAAAAGGGCAGTTTCTTACATTTCTTGATAGTGATGATGTTTGGGAGCGTGATTTTTTGGAAAGAGCTGTAGGTGTCTTATCTATTTATAAAAATAAATTTTCATTTTATTATAGTAATTATTATTCTTGGATTGATGGTGAAGAACTTGTTGAATATAACACGGAAAAGAACTCAGGAAACCGTACTTTTAAAGACTTATTGTCAAAGTACATGGTTGGTATGTCTGCTGCTGTCATTAATGTGAACAGCATGAAAATTGATGATATAAAGTTTGATTTTAAATATCAGTTGGTAGAGGATTATGATTTTTTTTTGAGATTGATATATAAGAACGATGCATATTATGATGCTCGTCCGTTGATGAAATATCGGATGCATTCAGACTCTTTGACGGTGACACAGAAGGCAGGATGGGGAAAAGAATTTATGTGTTTATATACAGATTTAATATATAATTTGTTGAGTGTGGACGAAATCCAACAATATTCTGAAGAATTGAAATGGCTTAAAGTTAGGAGTGTTAATGCAGATGTCGAATATTTAATTTTACATGGGAAGAAATTAGCTGTTTTACGTATGATTATTCAAAATTTGCGATTATCGTTCAAATTATTAATTCACTTTGCATATGTTGTTTTACCGTTTTCTTTATATCGAAGATTTATATATATATTTAGAAAAAAAAGATATCATTATTAGTCTATTTAGCTTTGACTTTTTTCTTTCTACCTTTATATAACGCTTGTTAAGTAATCAAGATTGTAAGCCGTTAAAAAATGGATATTGATTGAAACCTCTATCTTCGCTGCGAACAAAAAAATTAGGATTTATGTATAGCAGTGAAGATCTTGAAAGGTTTTACTTTCAATACCAGACCGAGGCTTTGCCTCATGGAGAATCCCTCCAATCATTTTGTGTTAAGCACAAAGTTCCTTATAACATCTTTCAGAAATGGTTAAAGGATATCCGGAAAAAAATAGTTGAAGTCCAGATTAATGGTGTTCCTGAAATAGGTCATGAGGAAAAATCCAAGACTAGTGATCAATCTCACCCTATATTACAGAGTAAAAATGATACCCCTGTTCGTATTTGGGTTGACATTCGTATAAGCAATGGCTTATATTTGTCCCAAAAGAATTTAAGCTATCCGGATTGGGTTCGGATGGTAGAGAAGCTGGAGGGGTTATGTTGAGTGTTACCGGTTTCAATCATTTTTATTGTATCCGTGATTTTACCGATATGCGTTGTAAACACAGCCGTGTGTTGTCTGTCATTCGTGAACGGCTTCACCGTGAGCCCAATGATGGAGACGTCTTTATAGTCATGTCTCGAAATCGCAGAATAGTCCGTATGTTTTCATTTGATAATCGTTCATATAGTCTGTTCGAAAAGAAGTTTGTTGCAGGTTATCAGTTCATGAAAGTGGAGCGGAACGGGGCAGATACTGTTTATCGGATTGACTGGAAAGACGTGGCTTTGATCCTTGAAATCCCGATAACTAAAATGTTAAAAATCAGATGATTAAATTAAATATACACTTGTGGTTTTATGATTATTTTACTGCCTTTTGTGCTGTAAATAAAAGGTTTAAGTATGATCGAACTGCAAGATATAGTTAAAACAAAAAGAGAGTTGTTGGGTAGGGCAACCTACTCACGCAACCCTATAATTATAGTGCAGGTATGGCAGAGGATCAGAAAGAGCGGTACATACAATACCTTGCCGAACAGAATCAGGATTTAAGGTTGACAAGTGATGCCATGAAGCTTGTTTTGGAGGATTTTATGGCTCAGATGAAGGATCTGAAGGCTCAGGTGTCCTCTATGGAATCGAAACATGCTGACCTTGAGAATCGGTTGTCAGAAGAGCATAAACTTCGCAAATCAGCTGAACGTAAGATTAAATCACTTCAGGAAAGACTTGATTATGCCCATCAGGAACGTTTTGGTGATCGACGTCAAAAGATCAAATCTAAAGCTAAGACAGGTGATTCAGACCGTAACAAGGAGAAGGATGATTATGATGGAACCGATGATACGCTTCGCACGGATTCGGTTG